CGAAGAAGTCCGTCCAGATAACTAATGAAAGTCTCTGGAGAAAATCTTCGAGTCGATGTGATAAATGTCGACACCAATGGGGAGAGGTTGTCTCCCCCTTTGGCATCAACGGATCCGACCGTTGGTGCTATTGTAACGACCAAAGATCGGACTGAAGCTCTGCTTCGAGGTCTCGTTCTAGTTCTCCGTCATCATGGAGCTCCAGACGAGATCTCTAGACAACTTGAAACTCAGTTGTCGGGTTACCTTGGTAAGTTCCTGTCAGAGGATGATTGGGTCAAACGTGTTAAACACGTTCTCACCTATCCAATGGCAAAGTACCTCGGTAATGAGCCTCCCAAGACCACTGGAGATGATTTCTCCCCTAAAGGTGGCTTGAAGAAGTGGATGAAGAACAGATTGTCTGTCTTTTGTAGAAAGAACACCCACTTGTGGTATAGTTGGTTCCAGGCGAAACGCGCTGCGTTGCCGATGTCTGATGACTTCGTGGACCAAACCTACAATGAGCATTTTCTTGCGCTCATTAAGGAAGACGATGGTGATGATGCTACCATCGATGGGATTTTTGAGGATCCGGCTTTTATTCTTGTTCTTAAGAATATCGCCGATTCTGTCGCCCAAAGCTACAGGGCTGACAGTTTCCCTGACCTCCAACCGAGTACGAACGCTTCTTTCGAGAAGAGTCGGAAGCTCGGGGGCCAGCAGAATGAATTGTTGAGTGAGGTCGACTTCGATGGTGACCACTTCAATGAGGAGGATGAGTTATTCTCCCCGATTGTTTGTGAATTGCTCGGAGCGACGCTCGACGAGGGTGCCTATGAATGTAGGGCACCAACTACGGTTCAGGATACCGATCTCTTTTCCATGAGATGGTTCCCCCGTGGTTTCTTTGGAAACTGCACGATCCTAAACTGTGTTCTTGAGACCCGAGAAAGAAAGGGCCGAGATCAGTGGGGTCGGATCAGAAAGTGCTTGGAGACTTTTGTCCCTGATCCAAGAGGTTTGTGTTGCACGATTCAGGCTGTGCTTGAACCAATGAAGGTGCGAGTGATATCGAAGGGACAAGCCCTCCCCTATTACTCAATGAAGCCCCTCCAAAAGGCTTTGTGGAAGTCAATGAAAGATATGAATTGCTTCCGTCTGATCGGTCGAAGGTTCTCGCCGACGGACATGATGGACCTTAGAATGAGAGCGAGCTGTACCGATGAGTGGTTCTCCATCGATTATTCAGCTGCTACGGATGGTCTTTCCTGGAAATACTCCGGTCGAATTCTCGACGCTGTAATTTCAGGGTTAGACCAACGTGACCAGGAGATCGCCCGCGCGGTCCTGGGTCCTCACCGCCTGTATTACCCTAAGAAGGGGGCGGAGGATGGTCGTGCCTTTCGTGGCACGATGCGTCGAGGTCAGTTGATGGGGTCGGTTCTCTCGTTCCCAATTCTCTGTTTAGCGAATTTGGGTGTTTATCTTTATGCGATGAGAGAAAATCAAGCTATGTGGTCCATTCGTGAACAGCTTGATCATGTCTTGGTGAACGGGGATGATATGCTCTATGCGGCCCCGGTTCAGTACTGGAACGAACACATTGCCGTTGGCAAAGCCGTCGGTCTGAACATGAGTGTTGGTAAGTCCTACCATCACCACACTTACGCTAATGTGAACAGTACTAGCGTACACCACGACATTCGTGATTCAAGGGCGACCCCTTGGTCAATTGATTTCTTGAATGTGGGCCTGTTCTTTGGCCAGCACAAGGTCCAGTCTAAGGAGGAGACTGCTGCATCTCATCATGATGATGGTGCCACTGAGGGGAAATGTGCTGTTCTTCCCCTCTTGCTCCAGGGTTGCTTGCCTGGACGCCAAAGCTCAATTTTGAAGATGTACTTGTCTTTGCACAAGGCTGACATCCAGCGCGAGACCCGATTAGAATGTAATATCGGGAAGGTTGTACCATGGGATTCTGATGGAACCTTTTGCGGTCGGCGCGTTATGACTCGCAATCTCTTTCTCCCCATCTCCGTTGGTGGAATGGGTGTTCCCAGTCCCGCTGGGTTCACATACAAGGTGACTCTTTGTCAAAGACTCTTAGGGGTCTTATTGTATGGAGAGATGGGTCCGTTCGTTACGACCCAACGACCTCTTCCAGGCTATGCCATTGAGCAGCATGTCGAGGTCGTGGCGCGTCCATGGGCTGTCAAGGATGTTGTTGAGGTTCATTCAAGAAAACACTTTGGTAAGGTTTTCGACAACTCCTTCTTCGAGGTTGGACTTGAGGAGTTCAGTCCAAGTAGCTCTGCCATAAGGTTCTGAGGCAGGCTTCTGTCTTGGTTCATGTCCATTACTTGGTTAGATTGGTCGTCTATGACAAGAATGGTGGTCCTGGAATGACGTTAAACTTATCCATGGGGTTCTAGCGTGTAAACTAGCTAAAACGTTGCATTGTGTGAAGCACTGGCCTACGGGTGTGCCCCTCCACTTTGCGTAAATATTTACGTCAATGACCCTCCTCCTATCTATCCATCCGAGCATTGCACTCCTTCGGGGGATGACAGAGGCGAAAGCCGGTGCAATGCTCGTTGAGCATTGTCCCGACGATGGAATCATAGGGGGGTTAATGGGTCTGCTAAGTCCATCTGCTCGCAGACATTTTGATCCGCGACTCGGTGATTTTCCGCTCTCACACTTCGGTGTCCGGCGGCCCGAGAAGGGTATGAGGTGATCTGGGGGTAGCTCTGGTAAATGCCGAGAGACTACACAGCTTGGGGACGGGGGTTTGGATTACTCCTATTTTTCGCTAGAATGAATAGTCCTTCATGGTTCAGAAGGATCCCATACATGAACCCAAGAGAATATCGACGCGCCCCTCCTCGCGTAAATAAGAATAAGGATGGCAAAACAAGACAAGAGATCCAGCAGTTGATGCGACGCCAAAACCAACTGCGCCCTGGAAACTTCGACAAAGTTCTTCGGGACATCGAGCGTAGAGCTGATGTTGCCGGTGCCTTTGGTCGCCCATCGTTTTTACGTAAACGACGAGAGATCCCCGGACCTAGTAGGGATCTGACCTTTGCCGGTCGTGATGGAGGGGATTCACTTTCGAGTGTCGCCTCGGCTTACTCACGAGGGTTTTCCTCGCAGAAGCCGTCATTCAACATGACCAACGACGGGATTCGGATTAGGAAGCGAGAGCTCCTTGGACCCATTGTGGGTTCCACCGGTTTTAATATTAACTGGAATCTTGCGCTGAATCCCGGGCTGTTCGGGGCCTTTCCCTGGTTATCTACCCAGGCCGTGGGTTGGGAACAATATAAGTTCCACAAGCTCCGGTTCTGTTATTATACACGAACCGGGGCAGCAACATCAGGATCTGTGATGATGCTCCCTGATTACGATGCTGCGGATTCCGCACCCGTAACCGAACAGCAGGCCATGGACTTCAAGGACGCCAAAGAGGAGGCGCCCTGGGTGGTTGAGTTTACTTGTACACTCAACCCCGCCGCCATGCATCCGGCAGGAGCCAGGAAGTACGTCCGTAATACGACGGTTCCTGGGACTGACATCAAGACCTATGATGTCGGGAAGTTTTACGTGATTACTTCCGATGGGATTGGAGCGAATCCTTGGGGGAAGCTCTTCGTCGAATATGACGTCGAGTTCTTCTGCTCGCAATTGCCCAACTTTGTGACGCAAGTCGGTTATGGCTCTTCGACTACGTCTACCGCTGCCAATTCCCTCAGTGGGATGGTTTACGGTACCACCGGGGGTTTGACCCTTTCTGGTGCCTCCAATTCCCTTTCCGTATTTGGTTGCGTTCCCGGTGTGGAATACCTTGTTCAGGCAATTTCCAAGAATGTTACCGCGGTATTTGATTTAATATCCGTGGCAGGACCCGGTGTCGCTGTGGTTTCGAACCCACCGACTGCCACTAATTACGGGTCCTGGGTCACCTTTACAGTTAACCAGACAAGTCTGGCTGCTGTCACGATGACTGTCCAGGTGACTACCTCTGATCCTGGTACCCTCGTCATCGCGGTGACCTCACTTCCTTTCAACGCTCTTTCCGTCTAAAGGGCATGATCCTTGCTCTTCCGCCATAGAGCCTCAAATTAATGCAGTACTCTTCTCAAGAGGGCGGGAACCGTCACAAGTGGTAAAAATGGACACTGTGACCACGCGGTTGATTTCAACTCGACTTTGGTTCTTCCTGACGCGCCGCAAGTGATCTGAGTCATCATATGTGATATGTTTGACTTAGCTCGATGTTGTAGCCGATCAGGGAGGGCCTGTCGTCCATGACCGTTGAATCATTCCGGGTGCTTGCGATGTAGAGACCAACCTACTCGCTTGATTCGGTATTATAAGTACACCCCACTTGGTCAATGTGGGTCGGCC